TAGAATTAGAGCCCAACAGACAGCAACAGATGATCCTACAGGTTTAAAAATAACTACTCAATTACTTTGTGAAAAAGCAGAATTAGAAGATGGAACTAGAGCTTTTCATACAGCTGATGCACCTAATTTACAAAGAGAACTACCTGAAAAAGTTTTAAATGATTTAGAGCTTTTTATGTTTGATATTAAATTAAATGTAGATCAGGCAAAAAACGAATTAAGCGAGATAACTGGTTAAATTTTGAGTTTTTTCTCGCAACAGAATTAGGAAAAACAATAAATGAATTAAGAAGTTCTTTATCAGAGGAAGAATTAATATATTGGGCTGCTTATTATGAAAATAAAAGAGAAAACGAAAAAAAAGAATATGATCGCCAAAAAGCAAGAAAAAGGTAAGATAGAGTAAATAGTTTTTAAATTGTGGCAGAAAGTATAGTAAGACTAAGAGTAGATGCTTCTGGAGCCACAAGAGCACTACAGGGAGTACAAAGACAGACAAACCAACTACAAAATGCTTTTGGCGGCCTTAGAACAGCTATAGCAGGAATAGGAATAGGATTTTTAGCTAAACAAACAATATTTGCTGCTACAAATTTTGAAAAACTTAATCAGCGTTTAAAACTTTTAACTAAAGAAAATGGTACTTTTGAAGCAAGTTTAGATCTAGCTAGAGAAGCACAGCAGAAATTTGGTTTAAGTACCTCTGAATCTTTAGAAGCAGTAACTCAATTAACAGCTAGATTAGGTCCTTTAGGAGTTGGCTTTGAAGATATTTCAACAATACTAATAGGTTTTAATACAGCAGCTATTACTTCTGGTGCGTCTATGGACGAGCAAAGAAATGCAATGATTCAGCTAACACAGGCTTTAGGTTCTGGAGTTTTAAGAGGAGATGAATTTAATAGTATTTCTGAACAGATGAATACTATATTACCTGCTGTAGCAAAAGTAATGGGAGTGCAGACAGGTGAATTAAGAAAAATGGCTGCGCAGGGATTAATAACAAAAGATGTAATGATAGAGGCTTTTGAATTAATAGCAGCTGAAAGCGGAGGAATGCTTAAAGAACTTATTAAAAATGATCCTACAATGGTATTTAAAGTTCTTGGAAATGAAGTAGAAGCATTATCAATAGCTATAGGTCGATTATTAGCCCCTGTTGTTTTAGATGCAACTAGATTACTAACTAAATTAATTTCAGAATTAACTAGTTTTTTAGAATCCGAGGCAGGACAAGTAACTTTAGCTTTTGTAGGTATGGCTGCAGGAGTTAAAGCATTATCAATTGCTATACCTGCTGTAGTTGGAACTTTATCTACATTTATAGTCCAGGCACAAGTAACTGCAGCTTCTTCTGCTTTAGCTGCTACAGGTTTAAAAGGTATGGCTGCTAGTTCGTTTTTAGCTGCAGGTGGTATCTCTAAAGCAACAGTAGCTTTAACTGCTTTTAAAATGGCTTTAGCAAAAACTGGAATAGGTTTAGCTGTTATTGCATTTGGAATGTTAGCAACAGAAATTCTAAAAGTAATTAATGCACAAAAAGAATTTAATAGAGTATTAGAAGAAGGAAGTGTTGCTCAAACTAAAGCATTAATAGAAGAAACAGAAGAAAAAATTGCAAAGTTAACAGAAAGTCTTAAGAAAAAAAATGTAGTAACAGATTTCTTTGCTGAAATGTTACATGGTGTAGGAAGTACACACATGGCAAACCATGAAATAGATTTACTGGAAGAAAAATTAGAAAAATTACAAAATAGACTAAAAGTAGCTGGATTTGAAGAAATGGATAGGCAGGTTCAATCTACAGCTAAAGCATTAAGAGAACAAAATAAAGGATTAGCAAAAAATTTAGAAATTAATGCAGAAGTTTCAGAATTACAAAAACTTGAAAAAGAACATGAATTAGCAATAGCTGAAATAATAGAAGAACATGGAGTAGTAAGAGGTCAGGAACTAATTTTATTACAGAATCAAAATTTAGAATTAAAAAAACAAGAACTACAGCAAAAAAGAATACAAGAAGAAGCAGAAAGAATAAAAGGTATATTTAAAGAAATAGGAAATGATATTGCTACTGGTATTTCTGATGCTTTAGTAGATGCTATACAAGGAACTAGATCTTTAGCAGATGCAGCTAGAGCAATAATTAATGATCTGGCAACTTCTTTATTAAGACTTGGAATAAATACTTTATTAAAAAGAAGTTTTGGCGGTATTTTTTCAAATTTATCTGGACTAGCTACAGGAGGTCCTGCTTCTGCTGGTCGCAGTTATTTAGTAGGAGAAAAAGGACCTGAAATATTTACTCCTAAATCTAGCGGTACAGTAATTCCTAATAACATGATTGGAGGTGGTGGAGTAGTTAATAATATTAATGTTTCTGTAGATGCTGGAGGCGGTTCGCAAACTGCAGCAGATTCAGATAGAGGAAAAGAACTTGGCGTAGCTTTAGCTGGTGCTATACAATCTGAATTAATAAAACAAAAAAGACCAGGCGGTTTACTAGCAACTTAAATGGCAACTTTTCCTTCAATTAGTCCAACTTATACAGGATTTTCTAAATCAACAGAGCCTGCTGTAAGAACTGTTAGATTTGCAGATGGATTTGAACAAAGAATATTTTTTGGATTACCCAGTAATCAAATAATGAAAAGATATAATTTAAATTTTGAATTATCAGAAACTGAAGCAGATATAGTAGATGCTTTTTTAACAAGTAGAGCTAGAGATCAGGCAAGTTTTACTTTTACTCCTCCAGGAGAAGGTTTATCTAAAACAGGAACTTATTCACAATCAGGAACTACAGTAACTATTACTATTACTAATCATGGAGTAGCCTTAAATGATGTTTTAACAATAGATTATACTTCTGGTTCTGCTACAGATGGTTCTTTTACTGTTGCGTCTATAACTAGCGATAATGTTTTTACTGTAACTGCAGCTTCTAGTGCTACAAATAGCGGTAATGTTTCAATCACTTTATCTGGAGCACAACAATTTGTTTGTGAAGGTTGGAAAAAAGATATTCCTTATAATAATCGAGCAAGAATTTCAGCAACTTTTAGACAAGTTTTTGAACCATGAGTACAGATAAAATTGTTAGTGAATTACAAAGCACTAATCCTTCTGCAATTATTGAATTGTTTACTCTTACTTTAGATAATACTTTACATGGAGCTACAACTACTTATAGATTTCATGCAGGAACTAGTTTAAAAGATAACGGCGATATTATTTGGGCAGGAAATACTTATACTAAATTTCCTGTAGAAGCAGAAGGTTTTAAATATGGAAAAGGCCAACTGCCCAGACCTACTCTAACTTTTAGTAATGCTTTAGGAACTATTTCTGCTATTTTACTTGTAGTAAATGGAGTAACTACTGGAAATGATTTAACTGGAGCAACAGTAGTAAGAATAAGAACAAAAGCTAAATTTCTTGATGCAGCTAATTTTCCTAGTAATGTAAACCCTTTTGGAACTCCAGATAGTACAGCAGAATATAAACAGGAAATTTTTACAATAGATAGAAAATCTGCAGAAAATAGAACAGTAGTACAATTTGAACTTGCAGCTGCAATAGATATGGCAGGTGTTAGAGCACCTAAAAGACAATGTACTAGAGCAGAATTTCCAAGTATTGGTTTAGTTACAGGCTAATGTGGAAAGAAGAAGCATTATTACATGCTAAAAAAGAAGATCCTAAAGAATCAGTAGGAGTTTTATTAAATATCAAAGGAAAAGAAAAATATTTTCCTTGTAGAAATTTATCTATGAATAGTAATCAGTGTTTTATATTAGATCCTGAAGATTATGTAAAAGCTGATAATTTAGGCGAAATAATAGGAATAGTACATTCACACCCAACAACACCTCCTGACCCTTCAGAAGCCGATAGAGTATCGTGTGAGCATAGTAATTTGAAATGGTATATAGTAAATCCTAAAACAGAAACTTGGGGATATTGTGAACCTTGTGGATTTAAACCACCTTTACGAGGTCGGCAATGGGTCTGGGGATTACAGGACTGTTATTCTTTAGTCAGAGATTGGTATAAAGAAGAAAAAAATATAGAGCTAAGAGATTGGACAAGACCAACAACGCCAGAAGAATTTTTATTAAATCCTATGTTTGAGCAATGTGCTTGGAGAACAGGATTTAGAGAATTAAGATCAGATGAAAAATTAATTAATGGTGATCTTTTATTTATGTCTATTGGTTCTCCTGGACTAAATCATGTAGCTATTTTTTTAGATGGAGATGTTTTACACCATTTAGCAGATAGACTATCTTGTAAAGAGCCATATTCAGAGTGGCTTTTAAAATGTACTGGTAAGAGGTTGCGTTATGCTTCGTAAAATTAAACTTTACGGTGATTTAGCAAATCAAGTAGGCCATAAAGAATTTGAAAATATTAAAGTTCATAATGTTGCAGAAGCAGTTAGTTTTTTAATAAATAATTTTCCGCATTTAGAAAAATATATGTCAGATAAATATTATAAAGTTATTGTTAATGATGAAGATATAGGACAAGAAGAATTGCATGATCCTATAGGAAAATCTGATATTTCTTTTGTACCTGTTATTGCAGGTTCTGGTGGTAATTTTGGAAAAATTTTACTTGGAGTAGCTTTAATAGGTTTATCTTTTACTCCTATGGGTGCAGGTCTATTTGCTGGCGGTTCTGGAGCAGGTTTAGCTGGTGGAGGTGGTTTAATGGGTGCAACTGGTCTTTATGCTGCAGGAGCTTATGGTTCAGCTGCTTTAGGTTTAATTGGTGCCAGTATGGTTTTAAGCGGTGTTAGTGGAATGTTATTTCCTATGCCAAAACAACCTGAATTTTCAAGCGAAGGTGATCCTAGAATTTCATTTAGTTTTTCAGGCACTCAACAGACTAGTCGAGCAGGTACGCCAGTTCCTCTTGTTTATGGAGAAATTTTTACAGGTTCGGTTGTAATTTCTGGAGGAATAGATACGGAGCAAGTTCAGGCATGACAGAAAATAAAAAAATTATTCGAGGTTCTGGTGGTGGTGGAAGTCCTCCTGCTCCTCCGCAACCTACAAGAACTCCAGATACTTTACATAGTAGGCAATTCGCAACTTTTCTAGATCTGATAAGTGAAGGCGAAATTGAAGGAAGTGCTACTGCTTCTAAAGAAGGAATAACAGATAGAACTTCTACTGCTTATAAAAATGCTTATTTAAAAGATGTTTTTTTAAATGATACTCCTGTATTAAAAGCAACAGCTAGTTCTTCTAATCCTTCTGATTCTGATTTTAATTTTCAAAATGTAACTTTTACTTCGCGTTTTGGAACTTCTAACCAAACAAAAATAGATGGAATTGAAAGTAGTTCTTCTATTACTCCGGTAGGAGTAGTAGTAACTGCAAGTTCACCAGTAACTAGACAAATAACTAATACAAATGTAGATAGGGTAAAAATAACAGTTTCTTTTCCACAATTACAAAAAGCTACTACTGAAGGAGATTTATTAGGTTCAACTGTTCAATTAAAAGTTTCTGTTCAATATAATTCTGGAGGATTTACAGATCTTTTTACAGATACTATTACTGGACGTACTGCTGATGCTTATCAAAAAGATTATTCAGTAAAAATTACAGGTTCTTTTCCTGTTGATATAAGAGTTTCAAGAGTTACTGCAGATAGTACAGATTCAACTCTAATAGATTCTTTTCAATGGTCAAGTTTAGCTGAAATAATAGATGATTCAAACACTTATGCTAACTCTGCTTATAACGCTATAAGACTAGATTCTCAACAATTTAGTTCAATTCCTAGAAGAAAATTCCGTATTAGAGGAATAAAAGTACGAATACCTGGAGCAGGAGCATCTAGTTCAGGTACACCTACTATAGATACTGCAACAGGAAGAATAGTTTATCCTGATGGCTATATTTTTAACGGTGTTATGGGTTCTGCTGTTTGGTGTTCTTGTCCTGCAATGATTCTTCTTGATTTATTAACAACTGAAAGATATGGATTTGGAACTCATATTACAGATAGTTCAATTGATTTGTTTTCTTTTGTAACTGCTAGTAAGTTTGCTAATACTCTTGTAGATGACGGTTTTGGCGGTCAGGAAGCTAGATTTTCTTGTAATGTAAATATTCAATCTTCTAGCGAAGCGTTTGATCTTATTAATGAATTAGCAGGAGTAATGAGAGCAATGCCTATCTGGTCTACAGGCACTGTTTTATTAGCTCAGGATTCGCCTAAAGACGCTTCTTACATATTTTCTTTAGCAAACGTTTCTAGCGATGGATTTAACTATACAGGTTCAAGTTTAAAACAAAGACATTCAGTAGTTTCTGTTTCATATTTTAATATGGACACTCAGGAAATAGATTTTGAAATTTTTGAAAATACTTCATTAATTAATAAAATTGGAACTGTTGTAAAACAAGTAAAAGGTTTTGGTTGTACAAGTAGAGGACAGGCTCAGAGATTAGCTAAAGCTATTTCATTTTCAGAAGGCAATGAATCAGAACTTTGTACTTTTACTACATCTTTAGAAGCTGGTCTTTTAGTTCGTCCTGGAGCTGTAATTGAAATTAATGATCCTGTTCGTGCAGGAGTTAGACGCGGAGGTAAACTTTCAGCAGTAGCTTCAACAACTGTAGTTACAGTAGATGATACTCAACATACTGATTTACCTACTACAGATAGTCCAACATTAACTTTAGTTTTACCTGATGGAACTATAGAAACTAAAGATATTTCAGATATTACAAATGGAGTTATAACAGTAAGTTCAGCATTTTCACAAACACCTAATGTAGGAACTATGTATTTAATACAAAATACAGCAGTTCAGGCACAAAAATTTAGAGTAATAACTGTAGAAGAAATTGATGGAATAAACTATACAATTACTGCTTTATCTTATGTAAATGAAAAATACGCATTTATAGAAGATGGTGCTTCTTTACCTATAAGAACAGTTTCTAAATTAAATGAACTTAAACCACCACCTTCTAACCTGTCTGCTGTAGAAACTATAGTACCTATAAATAATCAAGCTGTTTCTAAAATATTTATTAGTTGGCAACCTATTGTAGGAGTAACTGAATATCAAGTTAATTATAGATATGAAAATAGTAATTTTGTTTCTGAAAAAGTATCTAGACCTGATTTTCAGATTATAAATAGTCAGCTTGGAACTTATGAAATTCAAGTTTTTAGTTACAACGTACAAGGTCAACTTTCTGCTACATCAAACGATCTTACTTTTGAAGCTGTTGGAAAAACTGCAAGGCCACAAGATGTTACCAATTTAAGAATAGAACCATTATCAGATCAATTTGTAAGACTGCGTTTTGATAAGGCGACAGATGTTGATGTAACTCATGGGGGTAATGTTGTTATTCGTTCAAGTAATAATCCAGATGGTACAGCAACTTTTTCAAATTCTGTAAATGTAATTCCAGATCTGCCAGGCAATGTAAGTGAGTCTATTGTTCCAAATATTGTTAACGGTACATATATTGTGAAATTTAGAGATGATGGAGGCCGTCTTAGTGAAGGCGAAGCTAAAGTTGTACTAATACAAACAGTACCAAATACTATACCAAAATTAACAGTTTTAACGGATAGAGAGGATTTAGATTCGCCACCGTTTGCCGGAACTAAAGTTGATTGTTTCTTTAGTGATGATGTAAATGGTCTTGTTCTTGGTTCTTTGGTTACACTTGATTCTGAACCAGATTTTGATGCTATTGCAGACTTTGATTTCTTAGGTGCTGTTGATCTTACAGGTGGTTCTTATGAATTTGCAAATACTTTAGATTTAGGTGGAAAACAACCACTAAGATTACGCAGACATTTTGTAACACAAGGTTTTTATCCAAATGATTTAATTGATAAAAGATCAGGTAATATTGATACTTGGACTGATTTTGATGCAGCGACAGCATTTGATGTAGGAGCTACTTTATTAGTTGCTACAACTGATTTAGATCCTGATTTATCTACTTCTGCTACATATTCGCAAAGCGGTGGAACAATATCTATAAATAAAACTTCGCACGGTTATAGTGTTGGAGATTTTGTAGATGTTACTTTTACTTCGGGAGCAGGGGTTAATGGTAGATATGAAATAGCTACAGTTCCAAATGCTAATTCTTTTCATCTTAATGCTACTGTTGCGCAAACTACAAGCGGCAACTGTACTTATGGAGCAAACTTTTCAAGATTTAATCCATTTGTCAATGGTACTTATATTGGTCGTGGTTTTAAATTTAGATGCGAGATGGATTCCAATGACCCTGCACAGTCAATAGAAATAGATCAGTTAGGTTATACAGCAGAATTAGAAAGTAGAACAGAAACAAGTCTTGGTAATGCAGGCGCATCTGCTGGTGGTTTTATAGCATCTGGAACTTCTACAAAATCTGTTGTTTTTACAGATAGTTTCTTTACAGGTCAATCTGGCACAAGCATTGCAGCAAATTCAATTCTTCCGTCAATTGGTATAACTATTGAAAATGCAGTAGTTGGTGATTTCTTTGCATTATCAAATATAAGTTCAACTGGATTTGATATAGATATAAAGAATGGATCAAGCAATGTTAATAGAAATTTCAAATATTCTGCTACTGGTTTTGGGCGTGGTTCTTAAAATTATGATAACCTTAGAGAAAAATTAGAGTAATTAGAGTAAAATGGCAACTCATGATTATGTTATAGATAACTCCACTGGAGCCAACGTAAGAACTGATATTAATAATGTTTTACAGGCAATATTAACAAATAATAGTAGTTCTTCTGCACCAAGCACCACAGCAGCTTATATGTGGTGGGCAGATACTACAACTGGAATATTAAAAATTAGAAATTCAGCAAATAATGCTTGGGTAGAACTTTTACAACTTGATGGTACATTAACTCTTGAAGATGGCTCTGCAAGTAATCCAGCATTGGCTTTTAGAGATGATTTAGACACAGGATTATTTTCAAGTGCAGCTAACTTTATAAATTTTGCGGTAGGTGGCGTTGAAGTATTTGAACTATCTGGTAATGCTACTGTTTTTAATGAATCAGGTGCAGATATAGATTTTAGGATTGAGGGAGATACAGAGGCTAATCTATTTTTTGTAAATGCTGGTGGAAATTCTATCGGAGTTGGTACTTCAGCACCAAACTCAGGAAGGCTACATGTAACCCATTCATCAGGAACAATTGGTTATTTTGAATCTACCCAGGCAGCAGCAAACGTAGCAAATATTGTTGGAAATGCTACAGATACAAATTCATCTGCAAACTTAATTTTACAAGTTAATAGTGGAACTTCAGCACAGGGCATTTTTAGACTTAATGGTAATAGTTCTATTGATTTTTTAAGTGGTGCTACACCAACACAAAAAATGCGGTTGGATCAAAACGGTAATTTGGGAATTGGAACCACTACACCAACAGGAAGGTTGGAGCTTGCAGTTGGAGCCTCTACTGCTTGTGTATTACGTTTAACTTCCAATAATACTGGGTCAAATGCTGGAGATAGAGGCCGCATAGAAGTTTTTAGTTCAAAAAATGACGGTACAGCTTTTGAGGCGGGTCAAATTGTTATAGATCGTACAAGTTCAACTGAAGCTAAAGCAAAATTCCAAGTTTTTTTAAATAACGATTCAGGTGTTGCAAAAGCATTTGAAATTCTAAATGATGGAAATGTAGGCTTTAATGGTTCCTCTGCTGCTGCTTGTGCTATTGATATTGAAGGTAATCAGGTTGATATAGGAAATCCTTTAGGCAATGGAGTAAGTAATGGAATTAACCCTACTTTCAGAGCTTTGGTAACTGGTAAAAATATTCTTTTTAGTTCTATGTGGGGTGGAGATAACCAATTACATAAACATTTAGAATTTTCCGGCGGTGCAAATATTTTTTATGTTGGAACTGATGATTCAGAAATAGCAAGAACAGATGGAAATGGTTTGGTAGTTGGTTCTACTAGCTTTGATTCTAATAATAGTATTGGTGTAAGATTACTTGCTCATGGCGCTGTTCATTCAACAAGATCAAATGAATTTGCTTATATTGCTAGAAGATCAGATAGTAATGGCGGTATATTTTTATTTAGAAGAGACTCAACTGATGTAGGTAATATAAGTGTTACAACAAGCGCAACTTCATATAATAGTGGCTCAGATTATCGTTTAAAACAAGATGATACACCTCTAATTGATGGATTGACTAGATTAAAAGAACTAAAACCAATAAAATTTAGATGGAAAAATGATACATCTGCTTTTGTTGATGGTTTTTTTGCACATGAAGTAAGTGAAATAGTGCCAAATGCTATAACAGGAGAAAAAGATGCTGTTTATGAAGAAGATGACGAACTCGGCCATAAAAAAGGCGATCCTATTTATCAACAAATAGATCATGGCAAACTTGTACCTTTACTTGTAGCTGCTGTTCAAGAGCTATCTGCGAAAGTTGAAAACCTTGAAGCTCGCTAGTATAATTAGGTAACTTAAATACAATTTATGGCTACACCACAAGAGCTTTATGACGAAACAAAAACTCGTCTTGATTTAAATATTGCTAAAGCACAAATGCTACAAAAAGAAATAGATCAAAAAGTTCAAGAAAAAAATCAACTTATGCAACCAATACTTGAGGATCAAGGTGCTTTAAAACAGTTAGAAAAACTTAGTGATGTTGTACAACCTGCAGAATCAAACTAAAATAAAATAAAATTTAACTATTATGGCTGTTACATGGAATGTTATTTGTTTAGATTCAACAAAAACTGTTGGAAGTTTATCTGATGTTGTTACTGCTGTTCATTGGACTGCAAGTGATTCTGAAACTGTAGGCAGTGGTGATTCTGCTGTAGTGCATACTGGTTATCTTTATGGCGTTGTAAACATTGCTGACCCTAACGCCTCAAGTTTTACTGCTTATGATTCAATCACTAAAGATAATGCAATAGCATGGGCAAAGGCTGCATTAGGTTCTGATGAAGTTACAGCTTTAGAAACAGAAATTGCAGCAAAAATTAATGAATCCAAAACTCCTACTGTTAGTGCTGGTGTGCCTTGGTAGTCATATAAGATGTAATCAAGTAAAGAGGCGCTACAGTTGGAATTATTATTAGCATTGATATAATAAGTGCATGACTTATTGCTCTTAAAATTGCATCTCTAATCATGTTTCAAAAAATTGCTAATGTTTTGAGTATTATCTCATTTTTAATGGTAGCTTCAATGAGTGGTACAGCCTATTTTGGTTATAAATATTTAACTTCTGAAAATTTTAAAGCTAGAGTTATGAATGAAATTTTAGGAAATGTACAAGGTATGATGCCTAATGTTTTAGATAAATCTATTCCAAAAACTACAGGAGATTCTTTGCCAGTATTTCCTTCTAAATGAGTGAAATATCTCGTTTTAATATAAATAAAGTAAATATTTTTGAAATTCCTATCTGGAAAACTAATATTCCTATACTAGATCAGATATATAAACCAGTAGTAGATTATCCTGGCTGTGTCCGAGTACATAGAAATAATAAAACTAGTTTAATAGATAGCTCGTTAGATCAATATGGAACTTATACAGAATGCGGTAATTTTAGTATTCCTAGTTTTGAACCTTTAGAATATAATCCAAATGAATTTAAATATGTTCAATCAGAACAACCAAAAAACCAGAAACAAGAAATAGAAGAATCTAAAGTAGAACCTCCAAAATATATACCAGAACCTAAAAATAAAGATAAAAAATTTGTAGAGTGTCCAGGACCAGAAAACCAAAGATTAGGAGATTATCGTAACGAATT